CCACCGAGAACTGCGCGCCTGCGACTTTGGCGCACCGACCATCCGGAAGCGGTTCTTCATGGTGATGCGTTGCGACGGCGTGCCGGTGATCTGGCCGGAGCCGACCCACGGGGATCCGAAAACGCCAGCAGTGCAGGGTGGCAAGCTGGCGCCATGGCGTACCGCGGCGGAATGTATCGACTGGTCAATTCCGGCGCAGTCCATCTTCGACCGCAAAAAGCCGCTGGCGGAGAACACGCTCAAGCGCATCGCTCGCGGCATCCAGCGCTTCGTGATTGATAGCGCCTCGCCGTTTATCGTGAAGTGCAACCACACCACGACGAAAGGGAAATACGACTGCTTCCGCGGGCAGTCTCTGGCTGAGCCGCTGCAGACCATCACCAAAACGCATGGCTATGCGATCGCGACCCCGATGATGGCTCCGTTGTTTGCTGGCACTGGCGGATCTGAATTCCAGATGAGGCCGCGCCCGGTTAACAAACCGTTCTTTACTCTGCTTACGCAGAACCGGACAAATGTCATCGCGCCCGTACTGGCCCCGCTGGTTGCCCGGCAGTTCGGTGCCAGCGTCGGCCACCGGGCTGACGAACCGAGCGCCACGATCACCGCTGGTGGTGGCGGCAAATCGCAGCTGGTGTCCACGACCCTGATTCAGATGGGTTACGGCGAACGCCCCGGGCAGGAACCGCGCGTACCGGGTCTGCATAAGCCGCTGGGTACGGTGGTCGCCGGTGGCGGCAAGTTCGGGCTGGTGGCGGCGAATCTGGTTAAGCACTTCGGCGGGAACTACCAGGGCGCTGGCGTGGCTTTGGACGAACCGGTCCACACGGTCACCACCACCGATCATCACGCCGTTGTCGCTGCGCACCTGATGGTTAATAACACTGGGCACCCTGGCGGTGCTGCTGACCAACCTGCTCATACTGTCACAACGGGTAATCACCACGCTGCGGTCACGTCGCACCTGGTAATGCTGCGCGGGACCTGCCGGGATGGCCGGGTGGTTGATGCGCCAGCGCCGGGGTTAACCGCGGGCGGCCTGCATGTCGGGAATGTTGAAACCAGCCTGGCGACGGGTGGCTATGACGAGCAGCGCGCGGCGCAGGTGCTGGCATTCCTGCGGGAGTATTGCGGCGTGGATTCTGACGGGCTGGTGACTGTGGATGGTGTGGTGTATCGCATCGTGGATATCGGCATGCGCATGCTGCAGCCAGCGGAACTGTACCGCGCCCAGGGCTTTCCGGAGTGGTACATCATCGACCAGGACTACCGCGGCGTGAAGTACGCGAAGGATAAGCAGGTGGCCCGCTGCGGCAACGCCGTGCCGCCGCCGTTCGCTGAAGCGCTGGTAAGGGTGAATTTGCCGGAGATGTGCGAACAACGGGAGTGGGCTGCTTAAAGATAATATTAATAGAGGACTTATTTCAACTTGAAAACGCCGGGCATTGCCCGGCGAATCAATTGTCCTTATTTGCCAGAGAACCTTCTCCAGATACTTTGGCAAATGCCAAAAGACAAAGCTAAGAACATAAGACCAGACCAACGTTCTATCCCTTCCGCCATGACCAGCATAGCTATTCCGATACCTGCAAGCGGAATAGCAGCGATAACAAAAAGAATAATGCCACAAATAAATTGGCTTACAGTGGGCTCTTGAGACATGTTAACACCTTTAATGAAGGAAACCGTTGACGCGCAATTTCTTATAGTTTTTATGTAGTTCCATTTAGCACTTGGCTTTTATCATTTGCTGTACTTTCCATAGACGTGAAACGCACATTAAATAAATCTACTCATATATTCAATTCACCAGTTTTGGTGGGGCAACCATTTCGCTCGAGCGCACAACTTCCCATACAAACAATATGGGAATCCCCATATCGACGGCTAGGGCCTTTCCGGAGGCCTTTTTCGCGCCCGGCGCATAGGTGATTTGCACATGATCGATAATACCGATCGATACAAGAATATTGATCTATGAATCGATCGGTTAATAACCGGCGACCGGCAACAAATTATCAACCTGACAAAAAGTGTCACCCCATTAAATTATCCATAAAAGCTGCTTCACCCCTCGCCCAGAGGAGGTGAGAGTTTTTTAATCAGGTATTTACCCCGGTGCTCTCTGTGCCGCCAAAGTGTTAAAAAATAAGGTCGGTTTTTACACGGAAGTAGCGTAAAAATTTATTTAAATCAATCAGATGAATGGACTTGCACAGGCATGTATTTCATGTGCATACTTAAGCCAAACGAATAAATACTGTTTATACATACAGTATTTTGTTGTATGGTTAAGATGCTACAGAGAAAAATGAATTTTTCTTCCGGCGAACCTATTAGGAAATTTGCGCCATTTGGTATTTTGGCTCTGTGGAGTGGAGTTCTCCCCGCCGGGAGAGGGTATTTGGTGATAGCAAAGTGAGGAGGTCGATGTGAAAGAAAAGCAGGAGCAGGGTGACTGGTACGACATTATCAGGCGTTCAGACGGCAAGCTTATTGGATCTATGCCGTTTGAAAGCCGATGTCTCGTCTACACCAGGAATGGTCTGGTGTCGTGCCGCCCGCTGCTGGAGGACGAAGGGATCTTCAATCTGTCGTCCGGAACCCGTTTTCTTCGCCGCCTCGGCTACCGCGTCAATCAACCCTCTGATATTATGATATCAACGGACTGAACACCCGTTGACCTGATGCGCCACGGAGAACACCATGGCGCAGTTACAACTCATCAAACAGTCCTCAGGAATCCTGATCCCGGCCACGCCGGAGACCAGCGACTTTCTGCAATCAAAAATCAAGCTCGGCGCCGTGCTGGTGGCCGACTTCAAACAGGTCCGTAATCCGGCCTTCCATCGTCGTTTCTTCGCTCTGCTGAATCTCGGCTTCGAATACTGGGAACCAACCGGCGGCGCTATCTCATCCAACGAACGCAAGCTGGTGACCGGCTATGCGAAGTTCCTGGCATCGTTCGGCGGGAGTGAAACCGCGCTGCTGGATGCTGCTGAGCAGTATCTCGATCGCATCGCCGACAAGCGTGCCGGAAGCATCAGTGCTTGCAAATCTTTCGACGCCTACCGCGCTTGGGTAACCATCGAGGCAGGGCATTACGACGCCATCCAGCTGCCTGACGGAACCCTTCGGAAGCATCCCCGCAGTATCGCCTTCGCCAATATGGACGAGACCGAGTTTTCGCAGCTCTACAAAGCCGCGTTCGATGTCCTGTGGCGCTGGATATTGTCCCGGGCATTTAGGGACCAGCGCGAGGCTGAGAACGCCGCTGCGCAGCTGATGAGCTTCGGGGGATGATGCCGATGAAATCCTCATGGTTCCAGCATACCGATTGCACTACGGCGCAGGCCGACGAACTGATGGCTACGTACCGGGCTCGGGGCGTGGCCGTAGAGCGCAGCCTCAATCCCGACTTCATCACCTGGACCGTCAGCGTCAGGCTGCCGGAAGCAAAACGGCA